ATAATGACTGGGATTCCTTCCGTAGCCTTCGGGCGACCCGGACTGGAAGTCATCCTCACCGTAGCCCTAGGGCGATCCGGCGGAGACATAGCATTAGTAGGATAGTAGGAACGACCTGTATATACTGGCCGCGCATACTTAGCTAAAGAAGCAGAGTGAAGTATACTTAATTAATAAAATATGAGAAATCAAAAACAAAACTTAAGTAATGTTCAGAAAGCTGTACGTAGACTTAGTGGTATTATCACCAGAAATGGTGGTAGCGGATTTATAAATTGATTGTTAAAGGTCAATTTTGTAATCCGTGGAGGTAATACTTCTGCATTAGCGCGTTCTGCTGTCGTAGCCTGTCGTATCTTTTATCGGATTTACCACAAGCAAGGTAAACGGGGGCTTATTCTTTATACAAAGAATAGCTACGTTTTACTTATGCAAGCGGTAGCTGGGACTCCCGGGTCTAGCTGGTTGCTAGGTCATGGAGTTAGAACGGACAGAACGGGTATACCTGTTAGTATACCTAGACAGCATAGAGATCTAATACGGAGAGGTAATACTACCATCATAAGGATATGACTATCGTGGTTTTCGATTTATCGAATACTAACGGTTGATTCTCCTTTAAAGTTGGGAACGATTACTAAACCTGGGATTCCAATTCATATCAATGATTGGAAAGAAATATTTCAAGCAATTGATTCATTTCTCGTGAAATCACTAAAAGTGAAGACACCACCTAAGTTAGATTTCGGAGGTTTCTTACCTCTGAACAAGTCCACACCTTCGATTAAGACGGGAAAAGACAAAGTATCTTGGTCCCCTCTCGGGATTACAACCGGGGGTTCTGCCTTGATATCAAATGGTCCCATAGGGGCATTCGAAATATTCCTGAACTTACATAATGACAAGATTTTAAAGAATCTTTGGGATTATGTTAAACCTGCAATGTCTAGTGATAATGATCTAGCTTGCGGAAAGTTAGGGTTTAAAGTAGAACCCGCAGGGAAAGTGAGAGTATTTGCTATGGTTGAGTGTTGAACACAATGGGCATTATCTCCATTGCACGATGCACTCTTCCGACTACTAGCAAAACTACCATCGGATGGTACTTTTGATCAGCTTGCTCCTATTAAGAGATTGATAGATGCAGGGAACACCAAATATTGGTGTTATGATCTATCTGCAGCTACAGATAGGTTACCAGTAGATCTTCAAGCATGTATCCTAAATGAGATGTTTAAATCTACTTTAGGTTTCACGTGAAAGTCCCTACTAGTTGACAGAGACTACGTCCTGCCAGATAAATTATCGAATGGTATAATCGCACCAACGATATATCCTCACTCGGTGAATTACGAGGTTGGACAACCGATGGGAGCATTGTCCTCATGGGCAATGCTCGCGATTACACATCACTTTATAATCCATTGAGCAGCGTACAGGAGAGGATTCCAGTGGGGAACCTTCTGAGATTATGCGGTATTAGGTGATGACGGAGTCATATGTAACGGGGACGTTGCGAATGAGTATCTTAGACTGATGTCACTGATCGGCGTGGAAATCGGAGTTCACAAATCATTAGTATCCCGAAAGGGTGTTCTTGAATTTGCGAAACGATTCTATGTTGGAAA